CCTCCCGCCATAGGATATGTATTAATCCTACTCTTCAATTATTATATTTTCTTAAAGAAACTAGGAAAATTTATCATAAATAGTATATCAAAAATTAAAATAAAAGTCAAATACAAATAGACAGGTATTACACCTGTCTAAATAGTTCATCAATACTATTAGAATTAATTTTATACCGCGGCGATACAGAAGACATAGCAAACTCTTCCTTTACCATATCCAAATACATTGTGTACTTTCCGTCATCGCCCATATAACATGTATCCCATACTTTCTTATCAACCCAATCACGCACTTTAAGCTGTTCAAGCGCGAGATTATCAAAACTAATTAGTTTATAATACTGCTGGATTTCAGGTAGTTCATTACAAAGCCAATCAATTCCTTCTTTAATTTCATCGCCATTGTTTTCAAAGTACTTATGACCGCGACCGAAATCCTTATATCCTAGAATAAGCAACTTCATATTGCGCACGCTAGTAAGTACATGGGGTGTAGTGGATACGCCCGCAATAAGATGTACGACGAGATTCTTAAACTTGGACATGATTTCATATTCTTCCGCGGTAATTGCGCGGTCAACAGATACACCAAGACCATGAATTAGCTTCTCATTTGTCCAATCGTATAACAGACTAGCATTTTTCATAAAATGGTCAAGATGCACAGTGATATTACAAATGACCCGCTGCCGCGCCATTCGCCGTAGGAAATCTTCGAGTCCCGGATGTTCAAGCACGTTTCCTCCGCCCAAAGCTAGCTCCGTGAAGCTATGAAGGCTATTAAAAATAGGATGATTTAGATTAGCAAGCGCGCCATTGGGCGTAGACTGCTCATGACAGAACGCGCACCCCATATCACACCTATCTGAAATCTTACAATCAATTGATTCAGGGAACTGTGGAATTAGCGTGGACTGGTTATTATATCTAACCTTTGTACCATCTTCAAACATTACGACACGGTAATTGCCATTCGTATATGTACCAAGTACGTTTTCCATTTTATCGTCCTTCCTCAATAATCATGACCATAGTAGCCAAAAATATGAATCTTATCACCATGTTCAGACGTATACTCTTCATCATACCGTTCATAGTATTCGCCGCCATAGTTACTAAAAGAACGAATACCATCACAGAACTCACGAAGAAACTCATCAAAATTATCTATTGAAATAGTATTGAACCATTCTACTGTTGGAATTAGTTCTGTATCTTCTCCAAGTTCATTATGCCAAAAATCTGAAAGTTCTTCGGCAGAGGCATTAGCCAATAGTAGATTCGTAGCCTCTGTTCTAGTGATATATTCATCATTATAAGAATTAATGCATAGCGTGCCCGCGACTAGCTGCTTATATTCTTCATCTGTCGCAATCATAAGGCTATGTACAGATGAAGAATTAGTTTCAAATGTTCCATATCTAATGTTAATCATAAACTTCCTCCACGTTATCTTTGTTCCACGCTGGTGTCTGCCGCAGTGTATTAAAAACACAATACTCATCGCCATCAATAACAACCATATACTTATTATCAAAGATGAATTCATCAAAAGAAATATTATGTTTCTTCAAAAAACTTTCAAGTAATCCAGCGGACTGATGATCAACATAACCATAATATGGCTCACCTATGTCCTGATGCCATCTTCTCGTTGGATACATAATAGCAGTTAATCCCGGCAAATTTCTATAACACGCGGCTTCAATTTCTTCAATCCTATCTGGGCAAGAAGCGATTGCATAACAAAGTCTACGATACCAATCAGTAAGTAGATCAAATGGACTGCGACCAAATTCTAGATCGCTTACATTAAAAATTTCTAATACACCATCATCATTAAGCCGCCAAAGTTGGCTATCCGCCGCGGCATTAGACTCTTTAAATACAACTAAACTATGAGTTGAGGATGAGTTAGTTTCAAATGTACCTTTTCTAATATTAATCATAAGCCATACTTCTCCAACCATTTATTAAATAAAAAATCTGTAAGACTACATACCCCAAAAGAGAATGCAAGAATAATTGCAAGTGCGCCCCATAGAGGCCACCCAACAATAAAGATAATCCAGAACAAAACTTTCTTCTTATCAATTTTTCGTTCCATTTACTTTTGGCTCCCACTCTTCAATGGTTTTATTTAATGCTTCAAAAATATAAATGTTTCCTTCGTTGCCCAAATATTTATAATCTTTTGCTACTTCTACCCACGGTATTTCATTATTAACTGTTGCTTTTACAATAGGTACGCGCGTATCCGCTAGTGCAAATATACCTAGTAGTATAGCGAACACACTAGCAATACACCCTCCCACAAACTCCACACCATTTATTGTATCATACAGCCAACAAATGGCGGAAAATATAACAAATCCAGCACCAATAGCAATTAATATCCAACCAAGTACAGGCACACTCGCGGCGCCACGGAAACCATAATAAAGAATATTCATTCCTTTTTCTCCTTTATAACTCCATCATAACTTAAATCTAAACGAGATAAAATTTTTGTACGACACTACGGGCAATAGAGATATTTATTTTCATAAATATCCCCAACATCATAAGCGAACACGGCGCCACAATTAGGGCACTCATCTATTTTTCCGACGCATTTTTTTGAAAGTAATAACATTTTATTAATCCCATAAACAACGCAGATGATGACTAATTTCAGACATACTATCTTCCAATACTTCCTGCCGCATTTTAGTAAGTTCTTCTGACCGCTTAAAATACTTATCTCTTAATTCTTTATATGCGCTATCGAGTTCATAAGTAACTACGCCCGTTTCGTGCTTTACTTCGCGGCAATGGTCCATTGCAGCCGTGAGTTCATCACTGTATTCATTCTCTTCATCGGGGTCGCTTGCGACATACTCTAAATTTTCTGCCATTTCAATGAGCCATCGCTCCCACTTTTCCGATGTATCAAATGGAGGCGAACCAGGATACGCTTGGTGGTCTTTGGCTAGCTGCCGCAACATCCGCGGGAAAACTGTGAGAAACCAATCATCGGTATTCCACAAATCAGTATAGCAATAGCCCTTGGTTGCGCGCATCCATGCGTTTTGTAAATTAATCCAACACTCTTTAAAAAATTTCCACGGGTGCGTCCAATAGTACCGCTTACTATATGGGAAATCTTTAAGTACATTCATATTCATAATCTTATCACCTATCACGATTTAAAATTTTTAAATATTTTGCCGCGGCAATAGCTTCATCTAATGTATTATATAACTAAAATACATGTGGGTCGGGTTCTTTTTCTCCAATAGGTAACACAAGTTGCGGCAAACCCCAATCTAATTCCACTTCTTTAATAGCCCACTATCGGTCATTTATAGATATAACATAGCGCACGGAATTCTTATCAATGCCGTGTGGGTTGTATGTATCCAAAATGAATACAGTATTAGAAGGAGTTCCACTTTTGCTCGTCTGCGTAGACGATGTATTCGCTTCCATCATATTCTTCAATACGCCACCTGCGATAAGCATCTACCCAATGTAGAGCAATATCCACATAGCCGCCCATATAGACACGTCCGTAACCCCACTCTTTCAATTTTTCTGTAAATTCAATATATTCTGGTGATGGGAGAGTATTAAACATACCCGAACGTTCAAGCGCGCGACCATATTCCTGACTGTGATGATTAAGCCACCATTCTACTACGCGGCTATCCCAAGCGAGAGATTCGTCATTCCAAGTAGACCAACCCGCGCCGAAGCCATGAGATACTAAAACTGCAACTTTGGTTTTATCTTCATTATAATATGGTTCCATACTATTCTCCTTTACCAAATAAATAAATCCATATAATCAGGTTCAAGTCCAAGATAATCTGCGATAATATCCGCGACCTCATCATAAGTAGCCTGGTCCGCCGCGACGAGTTCGTTAATCTCGTTCGCACAATCATCTACTAGCGTATTGGCTTCGTGCATAGAGATACCATCGCGTTTGGCAATCATACGAGCAAGGTCATCAAGATTACGAATATCCATACTCAATTCCCCCTTTATTCTTTATGCTATAATTATAGCATAGAAAATTAAAAAAGTCAAATATTAGCAGCAAGCTGGACAAAAATGTTTAACTATAACAATTGGCTGCCGCGTATAGTATGAACCCGTTTTTTTATCATGTTCCCACTGGATGGGAGCCCCATGTTCATCATACCATGCGGTTGTCCATCCTTCATCTTCAAATATATTATCCCAATATGATTCTACTACTTCGCGACCGCACCTATCGCATCTATAAATCTTCATATACTTACCAACTCACTTCCACATACCCGGGTACTATACCGGGAGTACCACGCCAATCCCGACGTAGCTCATCAATTACGCCATCGAAAACGCCATCGCGGGTAAAGCGATAGAACCTAAATTCCAAATCAACAAGTAAGTATTCTGCTAATTCTTGTGGAAATTCTTCTTCTGTATTGCGCCAGCGAATACCAAATTTACCACTCTTTGCCGCGATTAACATTTCATCAAACCATTTCTTATACTTTGTTTCTAACTCGTTGCGGTGAGCTTCAACCGCGATTTCATGTAGCATATCTTTTTCTTTACTCATATATTCTCCATACTATCTATTACATTTGTAAGTTGTTCTTCATTGAAACCATTAATATATTCGCCATTATGTTTTACATGTATGTTCTGTATAAACTGTGCCATAACACTAAATTCATCATGAATAAAGTTTTCATAACGATATAAGAAATATCTATTTATTTCTTGCTTTACATCATCACAATGTGTAAGATAATCAGCAATTGTGTTACGCATTATTTTTTCAATTGCTAATCTATCTCGTTGATAGTTAGAATCATTATGAAGAAACTTATTCATCCATGCATTAATTTTAGTATCAATCGCGACGCTATTCTTTACAATATAAATAACTGCTACTGTCTCAAAATTCATCGTGCCACCCCGCATAATCCATAATTACAAATTCATTTCCGCGCCAGCCAACATTACCAGTATGCAAATCATTAATGTCCCACTCATTACAGAAATCAGAAAGTTCCCAATATACATCATCACCCCAGCAATGACGAATTGCCGCGCCGACTTCCGTGCTGCGCTCTACCAGTGGACTATTATGACCGCAAAACTTTCTATCATCATCACTTATAGGAGTAGAACCGCAATAATAATGGCTTATTTTCTCATACGCATAGAGGGGGAGGCATATTGTGCAATCCTGCATTTCGCCCTCTTCCAAAATCTTATCTTCAACTGAATCTGAAATTGAAAGTTCATCCATAAAGCAAGGCAAATCGCAAATTACAGGGATGTGAACATTCTTGATATATGTTCCCAAATACCTAACTGCCGCGAAGCAATCATCAAGGTGTTGTTCTTTTGCCGCGCGATAAATATTCAGTTCGTTCTGGCAGAACTCGCCGCTGAAATCAAACTTAACAATCTCATCCATGCTATTACTGACAAGCGCGCAACGAGAAACGCCGCAGCATACTTCTACATCCATAGTGAATTCGGGTACTGTATCAAACGAATAGGGGGATAGGAAATAGTTCGCCCAAAAATTACTATTTTCAATCGCATAATCCAGAGCCTCAGAATAAAATTTGAAAGTTTTATCCATACTTCAAATCCCCTTTCCTTTCTTTATAATAATTATACACTAAATTTTAAAAAATGTCAAGTGGGTGGAGTTATAGGTTTTTAAAGGGGGAAATTTTTGGGTGCATATAAATTTGGAAATGAAATTGAAATTTCAAATTGAAATCAAAATGAAATTCCAATACGATAACATAACTTCCGTCACCGACACATTTTTGAGGCGGCGGGAACAACATCAAAGCATTGACAAACCAATATAAAATGTGGTATAATATATATGAGGTGAAAAATATGAATGAACTCAAAGTAAGTGACTTAGACTTATAGAACAAACTTGTATTTCGCCACGGTGATTATAACATCTTGGATTGTGGTGTGCGTACAGGTAAAACTTATTGGGCAGTTAACAATCTAACGCGCTTTACCCGCGATAATAAAGCAGGTCGTATTCTCTTTCTAGTAGATACAACCGCGTTAAAAGACTCAATAATTACCGCATATGGTGATTCATGTACTGATGCCGATATACTATGGGAACCATCTACATTTTCAATAGAAGAAAATAAGATAGGTATAATGTGTTATCAACGTCTTGGTATGGAATTTATGCGTAACCAGACATAGTGGCTTGAACAAATTGATGTTATATGTTGGGATGAATGTGATAGCGTATTTGATTTTGCTACATAGGCATTTGTTCGCGCGCGAAAAACAGACTTTGCGCGTAAGACAGTATCCAACGCGGAGGTTCTATCTGTTATATAGTCATTCTCCACAAAGAAAGAATATATGCCACTAATAATACTAGGTGAATGGGAACGCATTATAGAGGATGGACGCATTCTATGTATAGGTTTATCCGCATCACCAGAACGTGCCTATACATACTATAAATCACTAGTAAGCGCGAGTTATTAGGGTAAATTAGAGATGGGTTATCGTGCCTTAAACGATGTCTATTTTACCAACATTATATAGCACGTAAATGAACTTCAACCAGAAGAGAATCGCGGCTATTGGTGCTTTTCGCCATTCATTGAACCCAATCAACGATTGGTTGAAGCCGCGAAAGCGCGAGGTTTTCATGCGATTGAATTACATTCACCTAATAATGCGGATAAACCAATGACCGAAGAACAACTTCGTGTATATAACACCATAGTAACAACTGGTATGGTGCCATTAGAATATGATTTTGTTATTGTAAATAAGGCATTAGCGCGAGGAATTACAATAAATGATAAACGTTTTGACCGCTTAATTGTAGATTCTGTAAATACTACTGACCGTATATAGGCTGCACGTCAAACATTTAATTACCAACGCCACCTTAAAGTATTCGCGCCAGAAATACCATCAGAGTTCCTTAATACGTGGCTGCCGCTTGAACGTTGTAGGGAACTTGCGGAATACATGAGTGTTCCAGATTTAGATAAGGAAAATAAGAATACGAATCGCATTATGACCTGGAACAAACTTAAAGATTGTTTACCATCAATAGGTTATACCGTACAAGAGAAGAAAAAGCGCGTAGATGGTAAGCTTAAATAGTGTTATTATATATGCGGTGAATGGCATGACGTTGAAGTTGATGACAACGGATTTCTCGCACTTGTCGCCGCGAAGTAGGAATTGGAAGAAGAATAATTACTAGGACGAAATAAAATATAATAATATATTATTAATATGGTAACATCTTTATATGAATTAAAAGAAACGAAGGGGAAGGGAGAACGGAACGGAGAAATTTTGCTATATAAAAAATTTTGGTAGTGGGAAATTTTGGGCGGCATAGGGAAAAATAGGGAATAATATGGATGTGTGCGAAATTTAACGTTTCGTCTTCGCGTACAAGCATTTTGCTACGATTTTTTTGTAGTAAAAATTGCATAAAAAGTGTATAAATATTCATTTTATATATTATATTTTTGTATATTATGCAGCTTGTCAAGTATTTGACATGTAATTTTACTATGTTGTCAAGTGTTTGATTTACTTAATTTGTTTACGTATACTAAACAAAAAATAAAGTATACCTAAACTTTCCAGCTTGATGTCGCGGTACTGCGTACCGCCCAAAGAATATTATTCGCAATCCGCTTCGCGGATTGCTCATAATATTCTTATATATATATTATATATTTATATATATAAAAAAGTGTATATTTTTTTGACTACCTATATAGGGGGGAGGGGTGTAGTCAAAAAAATATACAAAATTTTTACTACCAAAAAGTTATAATTTTTACGCGGGCGCATCTACTACGACGGAAGTTGCGGCGGAGCCATCAAAAATAGGCGCGGTTCCAGCTTGACATAAAATAAAAATTATGGTATAATAAAATTAGAATCTATTATATATAATAAATATATCTACTTTCATTATAGCATAATTTGCGCCGCCTGTCAAGTTTCCAGCTTGCGACCGCATTTTAATAATAATAAAAAATTATTTTTAATTTTATTATAACATAAATTTTATTATTTGTCAATAAAATAAATTATTTTAAATTTTATTTAAATAAAAAAAGATTCTACTTTTAGTATACCATAAATTGCGCAGCTTGTCAATATAAAAATAAACGTGGATTTTAATCCACGTTCGGTTCCAGCTTGTCGCCGAAGTAAATGCGCTTAACGTCCGCGGCGCCAACGTAATCGTTGAAGTCGTCGCTATGCCATAGACGCTTGACCAACTCATCTGGCACAATGATAATACAAGGCACCAGGCGCGACACCATTGACTGCTTACTCCAGCGGCTATTCAGCTGACCATCGCGCGGCTCCATTACGGCGTAGTCAAAGGGAACTACCATGTCGTGGTAGCCCGCCACGAACTCGTCATATACGCGGCCAGCGTTGTGCTCATAGGGAACATCGTCCCAGTCGTCACCGTTCCAGTTTTCCAGCTCGTCCGCGCCTAAATAAAATCGGATGACGTTGCCCTTGCGTTCAAAGTCGATAATCTTCATATCCAGCTTTCCAGCTTACTCGCCCCAGCTTATCCAGCTCGTAGCTTCCAGCTTACTCCTTTCCTTTTCTATATATAGTATACCATAAATTTGACCGCGCGTCAAATTCTTGACACAATTGGTTAGTTAGAGTGAACTAACTCCGTAACAGAATTGTAATAAATTTGTAACATAATTGTAATAAATTTGTAACACTTTCTTAACAATTTCCCTATTGACAACTTGACATATATGTGATAATATGTTAGTGGTGGGAGAGGCGCATTTTTGGCGCCGGCATATAAGTTAAACGTCTCTAACTAGTCTGCCGGTGCGAAAGTTAGAGACCTCTAACCAATATACAAAAAGTGATGCTTGCGCATCACTCTACTTCAATTACGTCCGTGGTATAAATCTTGGCAACGAAGTGGTCATAGATGAGAACATGGCATTTGTGGTCATAATCGTACCATCGCGAGACGAATGTGGAATCCCCTTCTGACGCAAGCGCGCAGATGTGAATTTCCGCGGCGGTCATGCTGTGGAAAATACCCTCACAATTAGAGTTAATGAATACAACTTCCATGGTGGTTCCTTTCTGGTGTTAGAGTCTTTTCCTTGACTTCTGGATATAGTATATCATAGATTGTCACGGTTGTCAAGAACTTTTTTTTTAAGTTAGAGATGACTAACTTTCGCGCCGGCGTATGAGTTAGATTACTCTAACCCATACAGTTCCTCGTTAGTTTGGACAGATGTTTCAATCAACTTATACCATTTGGTGATATGGAACGTTTTTTTACATTCTCTGCACTCACAGCGCCAATAAAATGATACTTCGTCAATGTCATAATTTTCATTGTAATCATCTGTGTCAAAGTTCTCGGAACCGCAATAGGGGCAACGCTCATCTTCAATCATATTCTTACTTCCTTTCTTTAATCATTTCTTTGATTTTCGCCGCGGCATCTTTAATTTCCTGATAGTATTCCATATCTGCCGCGCCATAACCATATTCATCTTCTTGTGTGTCGAGTTCGTCGTTGAGAATGTTGTAAGCAATTTGAAGCGCGAGTTTTTCAGTCATCTTTTTACACTCCTCCAAGGTTCAAGTTTAGTCACGGTTTTAGTTACATACCAATATTTGTAACTAACTCCGTTATCAGCGTGGAAGACAATTCCGTCATATGCCGCCTGAATGTCTTTGATAGCAATGGTAAGACCATAATTACCAAGTGTCGTAAAAAATGTCTGACAAGCAGTGACAACATCATCAGTGAACATAATCATCTTTCATCCCTCACTTTCATAAGTATTATAACATAGATTATATCGCATGTCAATACTTTTTTAGAATTTTTTAGTTAGATGTCTCTAACCAACATGCCGGCGCCCGAGTTAGATGCGTCTAACCGTGCGTGAAAAAAAGAAGGCGCTTACGCGCCTTCCCTCAGAGAGTACATGTTGACCTTGCCAACGGTGACCGCGACATCATCGACCCAGTAGTTCCGCAGACCATACGAAACCTGATTCTTCGTGAAGTTCGGGAGTGACCCCTTTACCTCGTCCCACAGTTCCGCAAGGGTAATCGGCTTGCCCGCAACGCGCAGACCTTCAAGGACAACCTCGCGTGCTCCCGCGTATTCCGCGGCTTTGGCTTCCTTCGCGGCATCACTGCGGTGAATCTCGTTGTACAGTTCGGTCATAATGGCTTCCTTGTCAGCGAAGTCAACGGTGGACAGAGCGGCATAGATGGTGTTCATGGTGGAGTTCTTCATACTTTTTCCCTTTCTGGTTTTTAAGACTGTCCTTGTCTTTCTTCTTTTATATTCTACCACATTTCGTGGAGAATGTCAAGTATTTTTTTCCTTGGGGAGAGGAATTTTTCGATAGCGTGTTGGGCATTTCGGAATATCCTCTCCCCTTAGAACATCCTTATTATAGCACAGGATTTGCTGTTTGTCAAGGGGTTTTGAAAAAAATTTCTAGAAAATTTTTTTCATCCTCGTGCGTTCGCTGGGTGCTCATAAATCATCCCATGCCTTGGCGCAGTTCCCGTTTATTGCTACTTCCAACCGTAGCCCCACTCGGGTCGTGGCTCAGAGGTTTTTCTCCCCTTGACACGTATATAATACCATAATTTTGAAAGTGTGTCAAGTACTTTTTAAAAAATTTTTTAAAGAAATTTTATATAGTGGTTAGAGTCCTCTAACTTGGTCGCCGGCGGATGGGTTAGTCCGCGCTAACCCATTCATCATTGTTATAATCATATCTATACAAACCAACTTCATTATCTGGAAGATAAAAGTCAAGAATTATATTAAGAAAATCAAAAGAATCAGAAGGAATCTTCTCATTGATTTTAATGTATGCGCATTCTCCAAGTGTCTCATAAAACCAGTCAAGCGCTTCGTTAATATCTAATCCCGCGGGACAATATATCAAATTCATATTATGATCAAAGAATGAACAGCAACGATTCCATTGATTGATATGATACATCGCGTGGCGTTCATATTCTTTGCATTCTTCGGGAGTATAAAATTCAGTACCATCATAAGCATAATAAACAGTAACAGTTCTCATGGTTTTCCTTTCTGGTTTTATAGTCTGTCCTTGACTTCTTACATATAGATTATAGCATGAATTTTTTATTTTGTCAATACCCCTTTAAAAAATTTTTGCGCCGGCGTGGAAGTTAGATGCTTCTAACTGGACATGAAAAAAGAAGGGGATTACTCCCCTTCCTTTGCCTTGGCTTCGCGGGCGGCTTTGTCACGCGCGGCTTTTTCTGCCTTGGCTTTTGCCTTTTCGGCTTTTTCTGTCTGCTTGGCTTCATAGGCTTCAATCTCACTCTGCATCAGTTCGCGCGCGGTCATGTCCTCGCGCTCCTCCGCGACAATGACGCCGATGCGCACATAGCGCTCAACACCATTGACATCTGTAATGATTGCGCCATACTGGCGGTCATTGATTTTCACGTATTCGTGAGCGTAGTCTTTGGTATTGGTGAGAAAATCGGTGAAAACAGAGTTACGCAGAGCAGAATCAACAACATTTTTCGTCAGTTTCGGCATACTTAATTTCCTTTCTGGTTTGTAAGAGTTTTCCTTCTCTTGATTACGAGAATATTATAACATGAAATTATTACAAAACAATAACGAAAGTATTACAATTCTGTTAAGTTTTCGCGCCGGCGGAAAACAGACCGAAGTCTGTTTAGCAATCATCAGTATAACAACCACTGTAAGGGTCAAAACCTGTTTCATCGACATCATCATCAATCACGTCATCACAGTCCAACCATTCATCCCAGTTCTCAAAGAATGCCGCGAAGTCGTCGCAATCTTCAATAGGGTCATCAATGTGGCACACGCCGCACTGGTCGCAGTAGGGGCAATCACCGTAAGCATTAACGGTGCAGTAAGTATAATCGCCGTTATAAGTTCCCTTTTTCGCGTCTCTCATTTTTCATTTACTCCTTCCTCGTGTGTCACATCTAATTCAAAGTCAAGCAGTCGATGTGCTATCCACTCATTAGCCCAAAGTAATCGCTTAAAATAATTCTTATCATCGACAACATTGGTGAGTATGCAAGAAAGTTCATTGATGAATGTGGCGCGTTCTTCGCGTAGCGCGGTGTCTCTCATTTTTCTTCCTCCCTTTCTATCCCCTTGGGACGAATATAGTATAACATATAAGTGAAGGGTTGTCAATACTTTTTGAAAAATTTTTTTAGTTAAGGATGTTGAACTTGCGCACCGGCGCTTTAACGTGATAAAGAATAAAAGCACCACTTCTCATCAAAAATATATTCCAACTTAAAGTTAAGTTTATTTAACATGTGCCGCATTGCTTGGTTATCGCTCCACGGCGTACAACCAATTTTTGAAAGGGGCAGGGTCGCGCAATATGATAATAATTGAAAAGCATAACCTTTACCACTGTTCTTTTTATTTAATACGCATAGGCGCTTGATGGCATAATAATTATACTGCGCATCATAGACTATTGAGACAATAGCAATTATTTTTCCTTCTTCTTCAATCACATATTGTCTATTGTTTTCAATATCTTCTTTGCTATGCGCGGCGGTAATATATGGAATTTTTTTATTGTATAGCGCCGTAGCGATTCTTTTATAATCGTGTGTGGTTGCTTTCCTAATCATGGTTGCCCTCCTTTTCTTTACATGATTATTATATCATATTATTTTGAAAAGTCAAGAGCGAATTTATTACAAAAGTATTACAACCGCGCCGGCGAAAGAGTTAGATTACTCTAACTCCCATCCTTTCTTATGCTTTGGTTTCTTGTTTCGCTTGTCTGGAATAACTTTCGTCACTGGACTGATTGCGCCCCAATCGCGGCGAATACTACGGTTGACTTCATAAGAATCGCGGGCCTTGGTTTTCTTTTTCTTATTCACCGACAATCGCCTCCGTTAAATCCATCCATTCATCATAGCGTTCAAGAATCTTAATATCTTCGGGTTCAAATACGCTACCGCAACAACCGCAAATTACATTTGTGATAGTTCCATAATCATTAACAATAGCGATACCGCCGAAAACGTTCCCTTCATCTTCATTGATAAGGTCGGGATTGATGACTTCAAACTTTACTTGCTGATACATAGCGGGTTCCTTTCTGGTTTGGGGTTTTCCTTCCCTTTGTTGATAACAGTATAACATAATAGGAATGAAATGTCAACAAGAAAATTGTTACAAAAGTGTTAAATCGCGCCGGTCCGCGAGTTAGAGTTCTCTAACTAATAGACAAAAGGAATGGGCGAGAGTAATTCTCGCCCATTACCTCACTTCATCGCATACATATTAACCTTGCCTTCGGTCTTGACTACCGCGTCATTCCAGTAGTGGAGCAGACCATACTGCACCTTGTTCTTGGTAAAGCCCTCGGGCAGTTCCTTCTCGGCTTCCGCGAAGATGTCCGCAACAGTCGCGGGAGCGCCAATCGTGCGCATAGCCTCAAAGACTACGGGACGAGCGGTCTCATACATCGCGGCTTTGGCTTCACGCTCCGCGGCACCGCGGTTCAGTTCCGCGTCCATCATTTCCAGAATGTCCTTAACAGAAAATTCGGGAATGATATGGCTTTCACCATTATAAGCGGGGTTCGGGAAAGTGGTGTCAGCGGGCAGAGTGCGGAGGAAGTTAGCAACGGCGGTCAGTTCAAGTTTCTTCATAGTTTTAATTCCTTTCTGGTTTGGCTTGGGTTTTCCTTCCCGTTCATTTTGTTTCGTTCCTTCATTTGGAACATCTTGATTATACCATACTTTGTTTGGCTTGTCAAGACTTTTTTGAAGATTTTTTGTGGTGTGGTCAGTCAATCCACCAAACGCGGCAACCCCATTTCGGCGCGGCGAGCACGGTTGACAATTCCGTTACTTCGTACCACCGCGAGAGGATTTGAACCTCTGCACTACGTTCCCACTCTCATCTCCCTTCCCTTGGAACACTATAAGTATACTACAAATTTGGAACCGTGTCAAGTGTTTTTCTAAAAAAATTTTTGCCAAGTAGTTAGATGTCTTTAACTCGGCCGCCGGCGCCCATGTCAATAATGGGCGCTATAATCAATCAAAACTACATGACCATTTTTCCACCCATAATTTTTATTGTGTAAGTCATAAATACGATTGCTAATCCATTCATATTCTTCTTCATTGAGATATTCAAAAGCATCATCTTCATATTTGCCGATACCGTTGATGCGGGGCATAATATAATAATCTTTACCCTCATATTCTACATGTGTAATTTGGGCGAAAAGATAATCAAATCCTGCAAGTTTGGCTTCTTCATACATCAAGCGCTCATCTTCACAAGTACCAAAATCAGATTCTTCATCATAAGTAATTTTAATAACATAATCAGAAGTAATAAGCGCGATACGAGAAATACCATGCTTCATAATAACTGCCCTGTGATAGCGGAAATTAAAACTATTCACTGCGCAATAATAGTCATCAATACTGCGGCAAGCAATCAAGAACGGGGCAATCATCTTGATGAAACGTTCCGCGCGGGCTTCGTAACTGCTCTTGCTACGCATGTTAGCATCCCCTTTCCTTGGTACATTATTATTATAACATGGTAGCAAGTTGTTGTCAATAGTTATTTGAAAAAAAATTTTAGTTAAATGCCTTTAACTTCCGCGCCGGTCGCTGAGTTAGATGCCCTTAACTCTCGCGTAAAAAAGAAGGGGGATTACTCCCCCTTCACCGTATAGGTGTTAGTTTTGCCCTCAGTCTTGACAATCTCATCAGACCACAGACGAGTAACCGCGTACTGTACCTTGGACTTGCTAAATCCCTGCGGCAGTTCGTCCTTGATTTCCTCATACAGTTCCGCAATAGTGACAGGAGTACCCGCGACGCGGAAGCCCTCAAAGATGACGGACTTCGCGGATTCGTACAGTTCACGATTCGCCGCGGCTTTCTCCGCGTTACGATTCAGTTCCGTTTCAAGTTCAGACTTGATTTCCGAGAGATTGTCGATGGTAGCACCGTTGAGATAGTTGACGAGAGCGATCATAGTGGATTTCTTCATAGTAGTTTCCTTTCTGGTTTTTTAGGGTTTTCCTTCCCTTGTTGTGAGTTTATTATATCATGTTCTTTGGGGTTTGTCAAGAGGTTTTCAAAAGTTTTTTTGAAAATTTTTTCGGTGTTTGAAGGGTCTCTCCCTAACAATAAGGGAAGCGTCTTCTCTACTAACGCCTCTTGGCTTACCTCCTTTGAACAATTATATAATATCATAATTTTAGGATATTGTCAAGTGTTTTTTAAAAAAATTTTTTGTAATTGGTTAAACGCCTCTAACCGCGCCGGCCGCGGAGTTAGATTACTCTAACTCCGTGTACCCTCTGCGAAGGCACTCCATTAAAATTTCGGTTTCAATTTCTACATCTGCAAGCCCTGTGTGTGCTTCTTCAAAGTCGTTATTGTTGGACAAATAGCGCCAAATAACTTCTGCTGTTGCCTTGGGGCGCGGGGTTTCGTGCGCGGTCATGTAGTTATTTTCTTCACAAAATTTGATGTAATCTTCGGTCTTGCAAATGACCTTTCTTGCCATCCTCATGGTGTCTGCGGTCTTGATGCCATACGGGAGGAAAAACCGCTTTTTGCTTTTGGTCTGGTATCTCATAGTTGCGTTGAGTACCGCAATGTCAAATCTGATATTGTGCGCGACCACTTCTTCCACATGATAATCTTGGCACATCTGGTTAAAAATTTTCCACATTTTCCATGTATCTACTACCTGACGTTCACCGCGTTTAATTTCTTCAACGTATTTCGGCAACTTGTCTTTATAATATGCTTCGCTCATGGCTTTGGGCATACCATAAAATACATCCCCATTGATAAGATTTAACTTGTCAAGGATGATACCGCTATCATTGACAACCTGTCCACCAAGGTCATAAGCCTGACCATTTTTTACATCCAACTGACCATTGGGAAGACGATCGGTCATACAAGTTTCACAGTCAAATACCATGCGATTCATAAGGGTTGGTTCCTTTCTGGTTTGTAGTGTTTTCCTTCACTTCATGGGTATAGTATACCATGCGGAAAGGTGTTTGTCAAGGGTTTTTGAAAAATTTTTTTTTAGTTAGCGCCCTTTAACTTCGGCGCCGGCGCGGTTAAATGTCTTTAACTCATTTTAATAAAAAAGGGCGCGGATTACTCCGCGTCCTCATGAATCATACCATCAAGACCTTTTTTGTTCAGTTCCTTGACAACCTTCTTGGCGTCACGCTTTGCCTGATCGGCTTTGATTTTCGCGGCTTTCTTGGCTTCCTGCGCGGCTTTCTTCGCGGCTTTCTCTTCCAGTTCGGCTTTGTAGTCATCAGCGGCAACTTCACCATCAAAGGCTTCATAACCACCCTTGCCATCACGAGTGCCGCGAGGAACGGAGACGGAAATCTTCACATATTTTTCATTGCCTTCTTCATCAGTCGCGGGAAACACAATCGCGGAAGAAGAAATGGAGAGCGCATCCATGTTATACTTCTGGGACACAAATTCGATAATGTCGCGGAGAGTAGCGTTGCGAAGATTGGTGTTCAGAGCGGTGTTAGTCATAAGTTTTTCTTCCCTTCTGGTTTAATGGGTTTTCCTTCCCTTGATTACGTAATAAGTATACCATAAATTTGAAAAGTTGTCAAGTATTTTTCTAAAAAAATTTTTGAATTTTTTCTCTTGTGGTTAGATATCTTTAACCACGGCGCCGGCGGAGTTAGAGATGGCTAACTATGCGTGAAAAAAGAAGGGGAGTTAATCCCCTTCGCGCAGAGAGTAGGTATTGACCTTGCCCTCGGTTTTGACAATCTCATCTGCCCACAGTCGCGTTACTGCATACTGGATCTTGGACTTTCCAAAACCCTCGGGCAGATTGCCCTTAATCTCTTCATAGAGATCAGCAATCGTCACGGGAACGCCAATTAGACGCAGACCCTCAAACACGATAGCTTTCACGCTGTCATACAGCTCACGATTCTTCTGAGCTTTCTCAGCTCCGCGGTTCAGCTCAGCTTCCAGCTCAGCTTTAATTTCATCGAGATTGTCAACAGTAGCGCCATTGAGATAGGAAACGAGCGACATCATGGTGGACTTCTTCATAGAGATTTCTCCTTCTGGTTTGGTGGGTTTTCCTTCCCTTGATTACGGACTTATTATAACATGGATTTGAATTGCTGTCAAGCATTTTTCTAAAAAAATTTCAAAAAATTTTGCTACATAGTTAAATGCCTCTAACTGACGCACCGGCGGAAAAGTTAAGCGCGTTTAACTGGGCGATTACTCGCCCAGTTCGCGCAGTACGTTGATTATCTCGGTGGGATCAAAGGCTTTATCCTGCCATGCTTTGCGGTTCTGTGCTTCATCATCAAAGAGGATGCCACCACCGCATTCCATGTATTTATTGGTACCATAGTTTACAATGCGGATTTCGTCCCAGTTTACGCTCGGGAGGTGCTTGTGGAGCCAGCACAGCTTAGAGAGAGCAACCGCGCCGTTGTAGAGGTCAGACCCTCCGCGGCTCGTCCAGCTGATAATGCCGAGCTTCCAGCCGTTGCGCTGTACTTTGTGGAGGAGCTTCGCCAGCTGAGAGAAGTTTAGCATCGGCACAGCTACATCATAAGGGCGAGTGCGCTCAGCTCGCAGGTCTTCAAGCCATCCTTCTACGGCGTAGAGGTTGGCGATAGTGCCGTCCATGTCGAACCATACCATCTTTTCCATGCGCGCGTCCCTTCTGGTTTGTGGGGTTTTCCTTCCCCTTTTTGTACTTGAATTATAACACAGGTGGGCGCGGTTGTCAAGTACTTTTTGAAAAATTTTTTTTGAGTTAAACGTCTCTAACTCCCGTGCCGGTAGAATGGTTAGACGCCTTTAACTAAGTCGCCGGCGGAAAAGTTAAACGTCTTTAACCGATAAGCCGATGCGAAAAATTTTTTCAAAAAGGGGTTGACAAGCGCTGTCCGGCATGTTATAATAAAGGCGTCCCAAGGGGATAGGAAAGGAAGGTAAACACCATGACGCGTGAACAGATGATTAAGCTCTACAACCTGCTGAGCGCCGCCAATGCCTATATTATTGGATTCGTGATGAATGGTATTCTGTATTATGTGATGCAAGAGCATATTAACGACGCGTATCTGAAAATGGATCGCATGAGCAGTAAACGCGGCGGCTGGGCAAAAATCCGCGTCCGCGTGTCAAGTGATGAAATGTGGAAACTTGTAAGCAGTGGCGCGGCGATTGCGCTGGGCGCGGCATCAATGCTGAATTTTGAAGACAAGTACAATGACGGCGAACATTTTGAAAGAGTTATCACAGAAATGTTCACCGATAAAAAATGGGAAAAAGATTCTGTCCCCTTTAATGTCGCGGGTGATATTAGCGTCAACGGCAAAGAGATTCAGATTAAATTCAATGGCGCTGAACTCACCAACGAAAAAACTTTAAGCCGCATGACGGCTTAAAGTTTTTTCAAAAAGGTATTGACAAGCGCCGGAAGGTATGGTATAATAAAGCCATCAAATGAAGGAGGTTCACCCCATGAAGACTATCACCGTTGAGAAGCTCGGCAATCGCTGGTATACGCGCGTATATGAAGCGGATGGCACGCTGTTTACGCAGGCAGGATTTACAGCAAAGAAGGTGGCCAAGGAAGCGCAGGATTGCTGGATCGGCACTAAAAAGTATGGAGAAGCTAAAAAGGGCTGAGAGCCCTTTTTAGTTGATGACGTGTTAGGGTTCTCTAATTTTCGCGCCGGTACATCTGTTAGAGTTCTCTAACCTATGGCTGGACTCCTCCTGAACCTGCCCAGTCTCTCTCCGGTCTCCCCGGTGTCCTCGACTGTGACTATATTATAACATGCCGGCGCGGATTCGTCAAGGGGTTTTTGAAAAAAATTTATAAAAAATTTTTTTTGAAAAAAGTGTTGACAACCCGGTCATTGTATGTTATACTTTAATCACGGTAAGGGAAGAACCTGCCGAAGAAATGGAGGATGAAGCAATGAAGTTTTTGAAGAAAGAAAGCAAAAAAGAAAAAGGGTATAAAATTGCTTTTTGTGATACGCCCGATCTTTCGACTAAGTTTGGTGAATGGAAGGGAATCTTTGACACCTATTCTTCGGCTGACCATTGCATCAGAATGGGATGGGGAAAGGCTATCAAAGCAAAAACAACTGACGCATATGAAATTGATAGCGCTTGGTTGGTTATTGAAGAAATTTCTTGAAAATTTTTTTAAAAAAAGGGTTGACAAAATACCGGATACATGTTATAATAAAGTCACAAAAGGGAAAGGAAAATCCCCAACACCAGAAAGGAACTGAAATGGAAGAACTGCTGAACGAGATCGCGCGGACCTGGGGCCTGGAAGTTGAAGAAACCGTGGAAGCCTTCCGCATGGCGGAACGCGGCGAGAGCGTTGAAACCATCAAAGAATACAAGCGACTGGTGGAAGGAATGTGGGAAAATGATTACTTCGGGTTTGACCTCTAAGGTCAAACCCTTTTCAAATGAAATTGAGTTAGTCGCCTTAAACTCGCGCGCCGGCATATTAGTTAGAGTTATTTAACTATAATATATGGGTACCAATTCCATTATACCACTTTCGGGATATTTTGTCAATACCTTTTTGAAAAAATTTTTTGAAATTATGGGATTAAAATTATAGTATAAGAAAAGTGATTGGAATATTCCAATCACTTTGAAATTACGCAAATCTGTTTAACTTCCCACGGCTGACCACTAATCGCGCGACGCAACGCCGCGGCATTATGGGCGTCTTCGTATGTGTTATAGTGATTGCTGCCGATAAATCCGTGGCATGAAATTACATAGTAAGTGGTCATTGGAATTCCCTCCTTCGTTTGATGGTTATATTATAATATGGTTTCGGGATTTTGTCAATAGTATTTTGAAATTATTTTTTAAAAATTTTCCGTTTGAAATTCGCCGGTGAATTAGTTAGACTTCTCTAACAATGATATAATAAAAAGAGTTGACGCAAGTCAACTCTTCGTAAAAGTCGCGATTTCCTCTCCTGTGGCAAGGTTCGTAATATGTGCGGTAAAGAAGTCTGGTTCTTCATAATAAATGGCAAGCGCTCTCATAATACTGGGCAAATCGGCTCTTTCTGTCTTAGTGGTGAGATCATTCCATGCCGTGATAAGTTCGTACATAATCATTAACTCCTTTCTTTGATGGTCTTATTATATCATAGTTTTATGTATATGTCAATACCATTATTAGATAAAGTTTAAGCGCTTGCGATTGGCAAGCGCTTTAAGTTAATGCCTGAGATGTCCTTCAAATCTAACCTTCAAGATGATGTCATCTTTGTTGTTAGTTGGTGTCTTGTTGTCGTGCATTGTCATGCTGACATGGTTGCCAACTGTCCAACCTTCTGCTTCGCCCCAAGTCCACAAGTTGCCGTAGTAGTCTTCTATGGTTATTTCATTGCGCGCTTTACTAACCTGCACCACTGTACCACAGTTAGGATAAACATACAACCTGTCCCAACTAACCGCTTCAACCGCGAAGATAACGCTACCAATAACAATAACGATGGTGAAAACAATGCTCCACAGCGGCATTTCGACTGGATGCTTCATCTTGACTACTTCCTTTCTGCCCTTTGGACATGTTTATTATAGCATAGTTTTTTCTCTATGTCAAGTATTTTATTAAAAAATTTTTTGGTTAGACGCATTGAACTCTCGCGCCGGCGCAAGTGTTAGACGCCTCTAACTAATGCTAAAAAGATGGGCGGTCTTCCAACCGCTCTGACCGATAGACTTTTTATTTGCACCTTTGAGAACCCTTGTGTCTATGCCCTATAAGAGCTGGCTCGGCGGGAGTGCCCGTTCGGTTCGATCTCTCTCCCTGTGAGTATATAATAACATAAGGCCCGATAAATGTCAAGTATTTTTTTCAAAAAAATAAAAAAATTTTTTTCAAAAAACTATTGACAACCGTATTTTTATATGGTATTATATACACGTAAAGAGGAAGGAAAACCTCAACAAACCAGAAAGGTAAGATTATGAAGACCACTCGTTACGAAGACATGTTCGCCGCCGTGCATGATGCTAAGTGGACCGTTGAAAAGCTTGATGAAGTGATTGAATATCTTCGTGCGAATCCGCGTAGTAGTGTTGCTGATATTCGTAAGGCGCTGTATAGTGATGGTGTGGACTATTTGAAACAGTCTCATGCAAGCCATATTGCTGGAATGTTGCGGATTCTGCGCGGTCGTCATGTGGTGGCTGTTGATACTAAACAGGGTGAACCGATTCAGATTGAAGTCGAAGAATGTGGCCCGATTGAGGAAAAAGACCATCCTTTACAGATTAAAGTAACTGATGCAGAAGGCAATAACTATATGATTGATAATCCTTATTATAATACCCATCGGTGTCACTATGGATACAGAAAGATTAAAAAGTGGGTTATTCCTGAAATTCGCATCTATTCGCTGTGCGAATAAAAGAGGGCAAAACCCTCTTTTTAATATTTGTATGTTAGAGTCGTCTAACTACGCCGGCGCGAAAAATTTTCAAAAAACCTATTGACAACCGCGCGTTATCATGCTATAATGATTACACAAAGGACAAGGAAAAGTCCTAAAAACCAGAAAGGATTTACCATGAACGCTGCTGAGATTAAGTCTGTTGCTCGCGCGAATACCGTTGCTTATTTTACCGATGTGCTGAACGCACATGACGCTGTACAGTTTGGTGAAGCGTCTTGGGCAATTCTGCAAGAGGTTGATGGGCAGGAAGTCTGGTGCGAAGTCACGGTGAAAACCAAAGCGTATAAGGCAACGAAAGTCACGCCTGTGTTCGACCCGTTTGAAGTCGCGGAAGTGTGGAAGGCTGAGAAGGCACAGAAGGAAGCCGAAAAGGCTGAGAAGGAAGCCGAAAAAGCCCACAAGGCAGAAGAGAAAAAGAAGAAGGCTGAATAAGCCTTCTTCTTTTCGTTAGTGGTTAGATGCCTCTAACTCTTGCGCCGGCATAAAAGTTAGAGACATCTAATCAGTTAGAATAAAAAAAGAGCCTTGTAGCTCTTTTTTATTTGTAAATAATCGTGTAGCCGATGCGACCGAAGTGTGCCATATAATCAGATACTACCTGCGAAGTCTCGCCGTCATCATCGGTATATACGATAATCGTCTTGCCACTTACTTTGATTTCGCCCTTATCCTGTAATACTACCAGGTGCTGCTCCGCGCTCATCTCTCTACGATACTTCATCATTGTAGCTTCCTTTCCGGTTTGAAGGGTTTTCCTTCCCTTTTGTTGCTTTTATTATATCACGGTTTGCTTAGCTTGTCAAGTACTTTTTTCGGTGCTGGGCTGGCTTATTCAGCCAGTCCCAGCAGGTTGAGCACGTTGCTCAGGGTTTTTTCGTTGGTCAGCTCGGCGCCGTCGAGCTTGATCTGGATTTCTTCACCGTTCACGTTGATGTCGCCCTTGACGTAGTAGGGAACGCTGTCCTTTTCCCACTTTTCACTGGTCAGCTTTTCAGTGATAATCCGCTCGAAATTCTCGCCCTTGTTGTGCTTGTTGTCGGCGCTCAGGTCACCCACGGTCCCGACTTCCACAGCTTTACCGCTCGCGATGAATACCCACGCCTGATCACTGTTGACGCGGACGCGGATTTTATTGTATCCGCCGCGCGCGGAGCTTGCCTTGTCAGCTTTTAACAGCGCGGTCAGCTCCGCGAATGTCAGCTTGACGTAATACAGGCGACCGGACTTGACAAAGCCTACGATGTAAGAGTGCGCGCCCGCGGTCTTGTTGTACCAGTAAATCATGCTCTCGTGTGTCATAGTGAAGCCCCTTCCCGGCCGGGTGTCCCGGCCCCTTGATTGACTATATATTACCACATAACCGGGCGCTTGTCAACAGTTTTTTTAGATGTTAGCAAAAAAATTTTTTAGATGTATCCCCGCCATAATTAAATGCATCTAACCGCCGGTTAGATGCCTCTAACCACTGTATGCAAAAAAATAATGGAATAGCGACAGGGTGCAATTTTTTTATACCCTTGCGCGCGCAAGTTCCGCGCGTCTGCATACCCCGGGCGGTTAGTATGCGGAAAACACGCGAGTTAGACGCCTCTAACTGGGAGGCCTCCCATTTTCTCTACACCCGGTAATTTTTAAACCCAATAATCAAATACTTGACACACCAAAACCCCTCATGTTATAATATAATTACCAAAGTGAGGTGAACGCCCATGAAAAAGAAATACTCACTAAACTACGACATCGAGCGAGACATCGACCGCGTAGCAGCTGTGAAAGATATTTTAGACTAGCTGGCAACTGACCCCACGCCGCTAGAATTAGAATAGATGGGGTCTTATATTTTGTATGGGAAAGATGAGAATGGTCTAAATGCCGTACAACGTGGTGAAACCACAGACGGCAACCGCCGCTACGGCAGTTTCAAAAAGAAAGACGATAAGTTGCTTTCATTGGATGAAATTGTTGACAATCCACTCGCAGACCAACAGGCACTAAAACCCATATCATAGAAACAAAATTATACCAAAAAGAAGCCCGAAATCCGCAAGCCCAAGTACGATAAGAAAACTGGCGAACTTATTGATATTGGCGACGCGGACATCCCTGGTATGACAGAGCTGTGGGAACGCATCGAGCACCTAGAACATATCGTGGCGCAAAATGAAGGCAAGGCCGCGATAGATGAAGATACGCGCCTACTTGATAATGGATACAGATTATATCAATTAAAGCATATGCTAATTGATGTAAGAAGACATTAGTATTATTTGAAGGATGCCTACAAGCCCACATTGCATTTCCAAACAATGGACCACCCCAAAGCCGCATTCTATGATTGGACATCCGACGCATCATATTGGATGCCGCGCGATTAGTGGCAAGAGCGCGTCGATAACGCCCTCCTATCTAGCGTCTCCCGCAACATCAATGATTACGAAACGCGCAACGACGGGGCGGAGGTAAAATGGGTTGTTAGGAAGCATACATTTGACTGGGAAAATCCGCTGCATATAAGAGCGCTTATAAATAATTACGATGCGCTGCGTGACCAATTTAGAGAAAAAATAGATACCTATGGTCGCACCCTACTATTCGATTTTGAACGTTATAGAGATATGGCCAACCTAACTGAATTACGCGCGTACATACTGCGGCTTAAAATAGAACGCATTCCATACTCCGACATCATAAATGAACTTCAATTAAAGTTTGGCATTAAATATAATGAAAATCATTTATGTACTATACTTTCGCGCGAAATACCCGAACGTATCGCGGAGGCCGCGCGCAAATATCATTTACTATTGGATACGCCGCGCGAAAAAACCAAACTATGTAAACATTGCGGCCGCTACCTACCAGTTGACCCACTATTCTTCGTGCGCAATCGCAGCCGCAAGGATGGGTTTTCTGGAACCTGTAAAGAGTGCGAAAAAAGAAAACGCATTGAGCGAGGAGGTTAGGGTGTAAATGACAGACGAACTAAAGAAGCGCAAATGTATTCGATGTAAGCAGGAGCGACCTGAAAACTTTTTCTGCTATACACCATCTCAATACTTTCCCGCGCATCGCTCTTTAATATGTACGCCATGCTTGGAAAAGATGGTGCCGCAAGATAACTTGGGGGAAGTCGATAGATTATGCCGCTACCTAGATGTTCCCTTTGACCTTAACAAATGGACGCAACTTTATAAAGTGAATGGGGAGCATACATTAACGGCCTACTTCAATCTACTTCTAGATGACCATTACGATGGTTTATAGTGGATGGATGAAAATGAAAGATGGCGTATTGCGCGCGCCGAAGGCACCATTAATGACGAAATAGAAGTTATTAATGAGGCAAAATTAAAGAGATTAAAAAAAGAGTGGTCAGCCACATATACAAAAGATGAGTTACTTTTCCTTGATGAGTTTTATAACAGTATTGTTGCTTCTCAAAATGTTTCAACACCAATTCTCCAACACTACGCCCGCGACCTTTGCGAAATTGAATTAAGGATTAAGAAAGGATTGCGTAGTAATCAAGATGTTAAGAAAGATATGGACGCCCGCGACAACATCATTAAAATTGCGAAGTTTGAAGCCAATAACGCAAAATCCGCGGCGGACTTTGAATCCGTTGGAGAACTAATGGTCTATTACGGCAAAAAAGGCTGGCATCCTAAATGGCATGTTGAGCCACGCGACTCCATTGACTTTATGATGTAGAATATTCAGAACTATATCAAGCGTCTTGTAGTCAATGAAGGAAACTTCGCAGAGCAAGTTGAAGACGCGCGCGAACGCTATAACATGACGGAACGCCTTGAAGAAATAGAAAACGAGGCGGTTGAGTTTGATGAGAATGCGGATATTGAATATGAAGGAGAAGATGAATTCGCGGGCGACCTCAATGGGGAGGGGTAATGATGGCGGATTTAATATTGCGTGATGGCATACCCATTGAGAAAGGAGTCGTACTTACTAAGGAATTTTTAGACGCGAATCAAGAATTATTCACTTCATATTTAAATCATTGGATACTATACCCAGACTTATATTTAGATACAATATAGGATTCAGAGGACGCAAAAAACTTCCATCTAATGCCCTTTCAACGCATTGCTCTTCGCGCGAGTATGCGTTTTAGATACCACAGTTGGACTGCTACACGCGCGACTTCAAAATCATTTACTGCCTATTTAAGTAGCATCGTACGTGCGGTATTACTACCACGCTCCAATATCATGATTGCTTCTGATGTTAAGGGCACGGTTGTTAAAATTGCCGAAGCCAAGTTTGAAGAAATTTTCCGCCATTGGCCGCTATTAGAGAAAGAACTTGCGACACGCGGCGAAGATGGTAAAACCGGTATCAAATCTAGTAATAACTATTACGAACTACGGTTTAAAAATGGTAGCATGATTACTGTTGTCGCAAAAGATACCTCTCGTGGTCTTCGTGCTACGGCGGCAATATTAGAGGAAGCTGCGCTAATTGATGAAGTGCCGTATACCGAAGTTCTATTACCACAAATGAATATTAAGCGCCGCGAAGTTGATGGCACCATTAATCCAGAAGAACCTTCTTCTCCACAAACATTTATTACGACCGCGGCAGAACGCACTGTTTTTATGTATTCTAAAGTTATAGAAATCGCGGTTAATATGGTATTGCGGCCGAATGAATATTTTTGTTGGGGCCTTTCTTATGAAGTGCCGCTACATTATGGTCTTGTAGATAAAGCTACAATATTAGACCAGCGTTATTCTAATACAGTAAGTGAGGAATCATTCGCGCGTGAAAATTTAAGCATATGGACAGGTAATAATAAAGAAGCCTGGCTAAATAGTTCTAGACTAAATAAAAAAAGAACTTTATTAAAATGTGAGCGTAAAGCGCAAGAGAACCCCGCTAATCCTAAAACATTTTATTTGATAGGGGTTGATGTCGCAAGATATTCAGCAAATACTGCGGTTATGGTTGCGAAAGTATTACCAAACGCAAATGGATTTAGAAAGAATATTGTATATACGGAAGTAATACATGGCGCAAATTATATTACAGAGTAGGCGCCGCGGCTAAAAAAATTAATTTAGCTTTACAATCCGCGCGAAATTGTTATTGACGGTAATGGACCCGGTATTGGCTTACTTGACGCAATGGTATTACCTTCTTTTGATGCAAAAACTGGTGAGTCTTTTCCCGCATATTTTACTTTTAATAATGAATATCATTTACCCCCAGAGTTAAAACACGAAGAAGAAGCGCCACGTCCAGAGTTTAATGCGATTATTTATGATATTAAAGCCGGTTCATCTAATGATGACGCTATTCATTCTAATTTCTTTTCTCAAATTAATAATGGCTCTGTTAATTTCTTAGCACATGAGCGCATTGTTAAAGACAAGTTAATGCTTACAAAGAAAGGAAAGAAAATGGATTTATATAACAGACGCGCATTTTTATTACCATATGAAATGACATCGCGGCTTATGGATGAATTAAATAATTTGCGGCTAAAACCGACTGGCGTGCAGAATCAATTTAAAGTAGAACGTATTTCTAATTCAATTGAAAAAGACCGTTTCTCAGCATTAGAATACGCTTTATATAGAATTAAATATTACGAAGATAAAGCCAATAAGAAAAATAAGAAAAGAGATTTTAGATCTTCAATTCACTTTACTCCAAGAAGAAGGGGGTGATTTAATTGGCAGAACAACGTGATTTTACATCTTTTAAGAAACGGATTAAACCTATTGCCCGAGCACCCATTTCTTCGCGGGTTTATAAAAATAGATATGGATGGTAGATTGCTGACCCAGTGCGTTCTGATTTTACACTAGAAGAAATATAGGAAATCATTCGCTCTGGGGACATAGTGGCGCTGCGGGAGCTATCCCGATATTTTTATCGCACGAATAGTGAGTATAGAAATAATATAGACTTTCTCGCGCATCTACCACTATATGACACCGTAGTAATTCCTAACTTTGAAGAGGGTAAGGGCTCAAAGACGCAAATCACCAAAGCGTTTTATAATGCTTGTGATTTTATTGATAAATTAGATGTTCCAAATACTTTTGCGAATATAACCGCGGAATGGATTAAAAATGGTATTTATTTTGGTATATTACGAATGGACGGCAATAAGCCCGTGATTCAAGATTTACCAATAGAATTTTGTCGCTCGCGCTTTAAGGATTTTAATAATCTTAATATGATAGAATTCAATATAATGTATTTTGAATCTATTCATGATAAAGAATTATAGAAAGAGGCGGTGGCTTCTTTCCCAGAAGTAATTCAAAAAGCATGGGCGGAGTGGATTCGCGGCGGCAAGCGCACGGACCCGTGGGTATTATTGCCAGCCGGCGCGGGTGGAGTTTGTTTCTTCTTTTAGCATGATTAGACTCCACTTTTAATTGCTAGCATACCACAATTAAAAAAACTTGACGATGCTATCGGCCGCGAAGAAAAGCGCGATGAAAATGAATTATATAAATTATTAATTCAAAAAATGCCGCTAGATAAAGATGGTGAATTAGTTTTCCAACTAGATGAAGTCGCGGACATCCATGAATCTGTGGCTGAAATGCTTAAAGACATTGATACAGTTGATGTATTAACTACATTCGGTGATACAGATTTAGAGAGCCTACAAGAGTCTAGCGCCGCATCTCAATCTGCGGATAGAATAGAAAAATATCGTAAAAATGTTTGGGACGCTCTTGGTCGCGGCAATATACTATTTAATCCCGATGGTAGTTCTTCTCTTGCTTACGCAATTAAGAAAGATGAAGCATTAATGATTGCATATTTAAATATGTATGAAACTTGGATTAAATATCATATTAATGATAAATTTTCACGCACTGGACTTACATTTGATTTTGAAATAATTCCCACCACTGTTTTTAACCGTGACGATTTATAGACTGCTTACTTCCGTGGCGCGCAATATGGTTATTCTAAAATGTTCGCGGGTGTAGTAATGGGTATAAAGCAAATGAGTCAATTAAGTCTAATGAATTTTGAAAATGATTTCTTAAAGATGTCAGAGAAGATGATTCCATTACAATCTTCTTATACTACTTCTGGTAATGTAGTAGCAAGCGAAGGAAAAACTTCGCAAACTGCACAAAAAACTAGTAATAATCCATCGGGTGGCAACATAGAAAATAAGGGAGGTCGTCCCGAGCTTCCTGATGAAGAAAAATCTGAAAAGACCTAGGCCAACATTGCGGCCGCGGGTTAAGGAGAATGACTTATGGATAGAGAGATACCAATTTATTTTGATACTATCATTATTGATTCTCCAACCCAAGAAGTATCTAGTGAGGATTTAAATGCTTGCCGCTTACATGTGGGCGTTTTTACAAAATATAAAAATCGTAATGGTTCATATATTACAGATGAATATGCCGATTTTTTAATTAAATCCGCGACCCGCGGCAATTGCCCAGTAGTTGGCTTCTTTGACCCAGAAGGCCAAGAATGGGCTTCTCATACAGGACCCAAACTTGCGAATGGTTATGGCTATGTAGAGAGCTTTGATGGCTGGACTCCATTTGAAGACACAGATGGCGTTACGCGTGAATATGCGACTTTTTCAGTAATTTTATTTACGGACTATTATGAAGAGGCGCGCAAAATTAAAGGCCAGCATCAAAGTATGGAATTAGATCCAGAAACAATAGATGGCGCTTGGACCGAATTTGATGGAGAACCATACTTTGTTTACACAAAAGGAAATATGCTTGGTTTTTGTGTAATTGGGGCACATGAACCTTGCTTTTCAGTATCATCTTTCTTTTCTAAAAATGATGATACATATAAATCACAATATGAGAAGTTCTCTTCACTTTTGTTGGGGTTAAAAGAAAAGTTTGAAGAGACTCAAAATACTACAAAGGGAGGAGAACAACCAATGGATGAGAATATGAATAAAGAAGTGGAAGAACCAGTTGTAAATCCTGCCGAAGAACCAACTGAATTTGAAAACGCCGCGCCGGACGAAGCTCCCGCGGCGGAAGAACCAGTTGTAGAAGAACCTGTGGCTGCGGAGGAACCCGCTGAACCAACAGAATTTGAAAAACTTCAACAGGCATATGACACTCTACAAGCTTCTTTCAATGAGTTACAGACTAAATTTGATGAAGCAACAAATAACATTTCTGAATTTAATGCTACTATTGAAGAATTAAAGGCAGAAAATGCGAAGTTACAAACCGCGGTTGCGAATTATCAAGCGGTTGAAGCACAAATTGAAGTAGATAAGAAAAATACTTTAATTGAAAAATATGAAAAAGTTTTAGAAGAAGAAGAAATTAATGAAATTAAGAACAAGATTAATGACTTCTCTTACGACGAATTAGAAGGTAAATTAGCAATTGTATTTGCTAATAAGCAAATGACTGGCAGTGAGGAGCCTACTAAGAAAGTGCCACTACCAGAACCTGAAAAATCTTCTTTCGCTTTACTTATTGAAAAGTATCGTAAAAAATAAATTATTTTAGGAGGGAATAAGTTATGGGTGATATGAAAAGATTTCCATGCGAACAATATGCCACCTTAGAGCTAAATCAGGTAGCTTTCCCTAAGACTGGTATGGTTGTTTCTCAAACTCCTCTCGGAGATGCTTTTACCGCTGACGCTCCTTGCGAAAACGGTATGTGGGTTGTAGCTGACAAGGCTGTTGGCAAAATTAATGCTCCTGCTGCTGCTACTGATAAGCCCATCGGTATTGTATATACCACAGAAAAAGAATATGACATTATGCACTATGGTTTAAAGACCTTTGGCCGCAAAGTTGCTGGCGATTATCCTCGTGTTGGTATCCTTGGCATTGGTGACACTGTTACCACAAATTGCTTACAGTATGATACTACTGACTACGCGAATGACGCTGCTCTAGATACTGCTCTAAAAGCAATTGATACGGCTGAAATGTATGTTGGCATTTGCGCTGGCAGTGCTGTTCCACAGCTCTTCCCAAAGGCCAAGAAACCTGCCAGTGGTCCTGTTGGCAAGGTCGTAAAATATTACACTGTACCTAACGGCGAAAAGGGCGTTAAGTATCAGATTATTAGTCTATAATAAAGGAGGTGCGGACTTATGAGTAATGATCTAAAAGTTTTAATGAACGGCGTATTTGGTCG